GGCCTGCACCGACTTCTCAACAGCCTCCATGTGCAGGAAGCCGAAACGGGCACGGGCAAGCTGCACCCACAGCACATCGTCATACTGGCCGCGAGGATCACTTGGCTCAATATCGGGCCGGTAGGCGACCGATACGCAAACCTTGCCCATCGGATTCGCGGACGACTTCAAAATCAGATTCCGCCGGGTAGGCAGGTACAGCAGCACCTGATCCTTGTCCTCGTAGCGTATCATCTCAAGGACAGAATCCCATTCCACAAACTCGCGGTTAACATGCTCGCCTATAATCTGGCGCTCAAACTCGGGGAAATCCGCCACCAACTCGGCCACAGTCTTCGAATACTTGTTGGCCATGTAGATGACTTTGCCGAACCGGTCACGCTCGATATAGCAGCCCATCGGGTTCAGATAGGTAAGGCGCGGCATCTGAGCCTCATAGTCAGGCTCAATTCTGATAGGCATGAATCCATACGATAAATACCAGTCCGCACCCATGTACTGCTGCGTCTCCAGATCAGAATGCTGCACATAGTGATTCGCAATCTGCGTCCGCAGCTCCGCCTTCTTCTTGTCCCGCTCAGACGGATTCTGGGATGTCGGCTTGCAGGAGAAAGTGGGCAGCGGGGCCAAAACCTCCGACGTGTCCTTCGCAGACACATCGATCAGGTTAGCCACCATCGCATGGTCAAACCCTTCAGGAAACAAGTCTGGGCCGAGCGCCGACAGGTCGCCACGCCGGACAGCGTACACGTCGGACATGCGCTGGTCGCGGGCCGCATAGCGGACACGCAGAGAACGCACCCTCGCGTCAACCGCCTCAATCGAAAGAGCCATACCTGTCCTACTGGTAGATGTTGTTTTGTTCCATGAAAATCTCGTCCAGATTCACAACTGTCCGATTCCAGTCGGCACGGCGTGAAGTCCAGCGGGAAGAACCGGCATGGAAGTTGCGGACCTGATTCGCCGCAACCAGCTCCCTGGCGCGGATCTCGCAAAACCACAAAGCCATCACCAAGTCGGTCGGGCCTTTAGTGTCGGCCTTCCAAGTGATCAGCTGGTTGATGAGCGCCTTCAAATGCTCATTGCCCAAATGGTCAGGCAACGTCAACAAATTGTCACCCTGATGCTTGCCGTCCCGCAACGTGCCGAACAAGGCAGACATGGCGGCCACACCGAACGCGGTGTCCCACTTGTTCTTGCCGGTGAAATGCTGCCTCAAAGACACCCCTCGCGAAGCCAGCCACTGGTTCAACTCAGTGTCCAAGGCATAGGCTTTCTGGTGGGCGTTGATCTCGATCCGCAACTCCATCGGATGATACCGGTCAACCCAGTCCTCCATGAGCGCCCGAATCTTCTGCGGAGTCGGATCAGCCATGTTGTAGGCATCCAACACCATGCGCTCACCTGTGTTGCGTTCCACCGCATACATGACTGCCGCAGTCTTGCCGGTCATGGCAGGATCCAAACCCATCAAAGTGATCCACTGGCCTTCCCTCGGATGGCCTGCCGCCCCAGGATTGTAGGGGCCGGGTTTCCGCATGCGGTTCACCGACGAATGCACACAGGCAGGTGGGAACACCGCATCCTCCTCCACATCCTGCTGCTGGTACACCAGCGCCCAAGTGGAGGCGGAAACCTCGGAGCGGCGGCTGAACAAAGCCGGGCCATCCCACTTCGGGTAGAGGCCATCCTCGTCAGGCTCGTCGTCAGACCCATCCCAGGGACGGTCCGACTTCGGCCACAACGTCACCCACTTTTCAGGGTCATCGTCGAATTCCAGCACCGCCGGCATCGACAGCTGGGTGAACGGCGACCTGCCACCCGACCAGTTGTCGGGTTCCATCAGGGCCTTGTACAGGTCCATAGAGGCCACACGGGTACCGGCAATCACCAGCACCCCCGTCTTGCCGAGACGGGTCACCACCATCTTCTGCAGCCAATCCAGCTGCTTCTCCCACTCGTGGGCGTTCGACGTGCCCACAATGTCGTCCAAGATGATCAGATCCAGGCGGGCACCGTAAATCTGCTGGCCCACACCCAAAGCCTGCACTGTCGGGTCTTTCTCGCCCGAATCGCGCTGCAAGTAGATCTGGTCCTGCGTCCACTGGTCAGCCGTCGCCTTCCAGCCCTCAGCCGGGCCGTAAGCCTGCTGCATCCGCAGCCAAGGCTCCTCCGTCAACCGCTGCTTGATCGAATACAAGAATTCTTTGGCGCGCTTCTGCGTCTGCGAAATCACCGCCACCCGCACATTCGGATTCATGCAGATCCGGTACACCGGGTAGCCGACCGTCAACACCGTGGACTTCGCATGCTCCGGGGGGACCGTCACCAGCAGGCGTTTCGGATTCGCCACCTGGTAGGTCATCGACGGATGGTAGTAGGAAGGCTCCCTGCCCTCCAACACGTCAATCCAAGACTGGTGATGCGGAAACACCTGGCTGTTCAAGAATTCTTTCGAAAACGTCGCATAGTCGATCTGGTACCGGTCCTGCCCGATCACCTGCTCCAAATGGCGGGTGCCCTCCGCTGTGGCCTCCTCCACCGCCTTCGCGAACTTCGGGTCGGACAGCCAAGTCTTCAAAACAGTCGCCGTCTTACCGGTGGCCGCCACAGCGGCCTTCAGCTCAACACCAGTCGAAAGCAGCTGCAACACCTTCGCCTGATCCGCCTTGCGGCGTTTCACAGTATGGTGTTCCGCACCAGGCTTCGCAGCCATACTTCCTCCAAACAAAACCTGTAAACAGCACACAAACAAAACCGCCCCCGCAAGCGGGGCGGTAAAGCAGATGCCGGAGAAAATTCAGGCACCAGACAAAAATCAAAAAGCCCGAATTCAAGATTATAAATATCTAATATAAAGCAGCCGCCGCAAGCGGCTGCATAAGTTAGTTATTTAACTTAACGCGGCAGCAGCAAGCTGCCGCTTAATAAATACTCTCTAATATATATAACCCCCCGGTGAAGGCATATCCAACGCATCGTTACCAAACATTTACCAAACCGTTACATAAAATATGTATAAAATAGGACATAAACCTAATATTAGCCCCCCACTAAACAACATGCAAAAATTGATGAAAGAGTAATACACATACCCCCCGGACCGTCGCTAATCATCGGGGGGTCATTCCCTACCTTCCTGGTAGGGAATGTGTGTAAGGGTTGCCTAACCTAACTATTCCCCACCCTTCAGGTGGGGATTGTTTGTTGAACATTCAATAAGTCCGGCAATAAACATTTAAACCAAACATTTACAAAGTGTTGAACCATAGTTAGCACGAAAACGCACAATGGCGACAGTCTGCTAAAGGTTGTCGATGGTGCGTGTTTGTGTGTTTGTCTTTACTTTTGGGGAATACCCCTGGGGGCATATTGTCTTTGTATTTACATACTGGCAAAGGTTGGGCTTTGTTAGTTCGGGCATAGATACCCGTAGGGGTATGCCGTGTTTGTCTGTACATATTGCCAATGCTTAATGATTGTTAGTGCCAAATTTTGTTATCGTTTCGTTACCGGTGGGGGCTTGATTCTGGCTAGGGATTGTGCCAAGGTGATACCCATAACTGAAGAGCTGAGGGTTCGCGCGGCCGCCACGGCCGCGAACACGTCCCTAACGCGCTTGTAGATTCTAAATTGGATAGTGGACTTTTCCCCTCTTACTTTCACGCTTTGCGGCGTGACGGTTGCCCACGCTTTGCGGCGTGGGTTTCCGCCTAGCCGCAACGGTTAGGGCTACATCTAGGTAAGGGGAAGATATGGGCATTCTTAATCCTGAGGACTACCCGACGCAGCGGTTTATGTACGCCATCCACGGCAACCGGGCATGGGCAACCTTCGATGAATGGATTGAATCGTGGGCCGATGAATGGGACGTGGCCGGCGGCACACTTGAGGCATCCGCTAGGGCTGTCGAGAGTGATTCTGGCGACGTTTGCTGCGTATGTTCGGCAGTCAGCAAAGAACGGCTTTCGGGCGTTGCGTATTGCGGTGCAGCAGAGTGTGAGGACTACATCCGCGACATGCTGCCGTTTGTCGATGACCGCTACGTGGACGCTAGCACTTGGTGAATGGTGCGGCAGGGGATGCGTCTCCTGCCGTGCCACCTATCAAGTGATAGGGAAACATCTAGGTAAGGGGAAACTAATGCAGTACGCGGAAGAAAAGCGCAACGTGGTCACGGTTGAGCCTGGCACTATGGGCGCGGAATTTTGCCTGCGTGTTACGGGTGAATGGCGTGACGTGATTGACGGCAAGCCGGGTGCCTGGCGCTTTGGCAAAAGCTCGACGGCATCCTTTAACCGTGAGGATATTCCCGCCATGATTGCCGCCTTGTCGGCTATCTTGGCCGATTCGGCCGGCGGCGAGGAGGTCACCTATTGGTGCCGACAGTGTGAGCTAGAGGTGACCGAGCCTGCCCACGTGGCGGATACAGTGTGCGGCTATTGCCGCGCTTGACGGTTGGCGAATGGTGGCACACGTCCTCCCGGGGACGTGTGTCGCCACCTATCAACCGATAGGGAGTGAGTACCAGGTAAGGGGAATTTATGTATGAGACGTTGAGCCGCCAGCAAGGATTAGATCTAGTGTTTATCCTGTCGGATTTGCTGGCTATCGACGCGGGCACTTCCGGCCGCGTCGATGAGGCGAAGATATGCGCGATTCAGGATGCGCTCATTGTCACTTTCGGATTCAATGATATCGAATTAGACTGCGGCCAGGTAATGGCAGAATATCCGAATCCATGTAACGGGCGTTTACACGGTTAGCAATTGGTGAACGGTTACACACGGCCGGCGGCCGTGTGTTTCCGCCTATCAATTGGTAGGGATTCAAACTAGGTAAGGGGAAACTATGAAAATTCGTATTAGTGGCGCGCAGCTTGTGTCTTTGGCTAGCGTGAGTGTTTGCGCGTCAAGTGATAAGGCAGTGTGGCACCTACAGGGTGTTGAATTGGTGGCCGATTCGGCCGGCGATACCTTGCAGGCTACTGCTACTGACCGTTTCACGGCCGCGCGCATCCTGATCCATGACGCGGATACGGTTATAGAGGTGCCGGGTACCGTTGTCCTGGCGGCTAAGGACTTAGCGCATGCGGCGAAAGTGTTTGGCAAGGACGCGGCCGTGGCGGTTAAGGTTGAAGACGATTGGGCCGAATTCGCGGGCCGTGAGCAAGTGTTGCGTTTCGCGGTTATGGCCGTGCAATTCCCGGATATGGGGAAGATTATCCCGGCGCGTGAGCTGCGGGAAGACGCGCACGGGAGTGCCGCATTCAACCCGGAATACCTGGCGAAGATTGCGAAGGTTAAGCCGTTTATTTATGGCGGCAGGGGTAAGGCCGATATTTTCTGGCAAGTGTTCGCCGGCGCACAGGGCAAACCTTGGCTTTGGGTTTGCGATTCGGCACGTTGTACGGCCGAATTCTTAATCATGCCTAAGCGCTTGAGCTAGTGGTGAATGGTGCGGCTAGGGCCGATAGGTCCTAGCCGTGCCACCTATCACTAGATAGGGAATACAACTATGTAAGGGGAATGTATGTACTGCACAATTAGGGATATGCGCGCGCGCAATTCTGCGGCGGGCTATCACTTTTTTAGTCCGGCAACTATGCGCTTTTTCAATTCGCGCATCTTGTCGGATATTTGCCCGCTGCCTGGCGATGCTGCCTTGTTCATTACTTCGGAAAGATTCGACGACGCTACGCCTAGGG